CACCTGAAGAGGTTGCAAGAGCTTCAAAGTTTACATGAGATTGTCTTTCTTCAATATCATCTACTTTAAAAGCAAAGTATGAACCTTGATCAACTGTCATAGTTATTTGGTCATCAGCTAATATTTGTGTATCAACTGTTTGACCTCTAGTATAATCTCTGACTGTGATTGTAGGCTCTTTAATGATCTTTACTGTGTCACCAAAGTTTTCAATTTCTCCAGCGTAATCAGTGTTAGTAATATCTTCTACCACTGATGCTCTTCTGAAGAATTTTTGAACTTTCTGACTAAAGATCTGTGGAGTAAAATTACCTTGCGAAAGGTTATTGTATCCAGTAGCATTTGTAAAAGCCATAATGCTTCTCCTTATTGTTTAGTTAGATTGTTTAACGTTGTTCAATCCTACCTTCTAAACGAGCAAGGTCAATCTCTTTTTCAAATTTTTCAAACTGGTGAGGTTTCAATTTAGAAATCTCAGTAGCTGTCCAAATTTTTTTCTTTGGTATTTCAGAATCAATACTTTTCTTAGTTTTAGAAATTGCTTTAGCAGCTTCTTTTTTAACATCCCTTTCTTCTTTCCTAGCCTTACCAATACCACGATCTGCTTTATACAAATCAATAGCTCTTGCAGCTAATTTAGAGTTAGATGTATTTTCATACAACCAACCTTGAATAGTAGGATCTTGTTGTTCAGCCCATGTATGAAAGTCATCGCTTGCACGAATGTCATTAAAGTCTGGGTGAAGTTTTAAAAGTTCTACTTCAGCTTTTTCTTTTGCAATTTGTTCTTGTTGGAGTTGTAAATCTTTATATTTATTTTCAAGATCTGCAGTACGAGTAGTAGCCTTATCTATTGCTATAGTTTCCACCATGTCATAGACATCAGGGTACTCCTTTCTCCATGCCTCTAACTCTTCTTTAGATTTAGGTGGCACAAATTGTGTGTTACTTGATTCTAATTGGGTACGCAAAGAATTGAGTTCTTCCTTGTGTTTATTAATTGTAGAATCATAGTGTTTTTTTAAATCGTCATAACGTTTTTTAAAAACACGATCTTCAGCTTTTGCAGAGCGTTCAGCGATAGGAGTAGCCTTTTGATCTGTAGGTTCTGCAGTCTCTTCAGATGCATTGGTGTCCTTCTGCTCGGTTGCTGCTTCTGCTTCTTCTCTTTGTTCCCTATGAAATTTTGTTAATTCACCTTTAGCAAATGCCTCAGTTTCTGCATCGTCTTCTTCTCTAACTTTGCTGTAAGGATTTGTATTTGGTAATTTAACTTTAGTTTCTTCAGAAACTTTATTGTTTTCTTCCATTATTTTTACCTATTGGTTGAGTGCCTTATGGATAAGGGTAGCTCGATTCCATAATTTGTGGGCTGATACTATGCTTCCATCATACCAGAATCTATTTCATCAATCTCAGATTGCATCATAGATTCTTCTGAATTTGGCATTTGTGTATCAGGTGGCACATTTGTTTGTTCCATCTCATTATTCATACCAGGAGCAGACTCTTGTAAATCAGCAATAAAACTAGTTACTGCTTGAGTTTCATTTTCTCCTCCATATCTTTTTGTAGCAAAATTTTTTACTACAGATACTGGTATGATAACATTCTCTTCAGCTGATCCTGCTTGATCCAATAAAGGAGTTAATTCAGGAGCAATCTTTTTGAGAGCATTAGTAACAGATGGAGATAAAACTGTAGCTAATACAGCCTTATCTTGATCTGTTAAATTTTGTACTTTTTCCATAAGATCTGTAACTTGAGTTTGATCTACTGGCATTTCTTTTGGTTGTTCTACTGGCATTTTTTTTGGTTGTTCAGATTTAGCTTTTGCCATACCTGCTGGCATTTTTATACTAGATAAATCTGGTGGTGTTACTTTTGTAGTATCTTTATTCATCATACCTGTCATAGTAGGTTGATCTTTACTAACTGTTCCTTTCATATCTGCTATTGCCATTATCTTATCTCCAATTATTTATTATGATATCCAATCTAAATTTTTATATTTATTTTTATTTAAATTTATAACATAAGATTTTACATTATTTTCACATGTACTCATGCCCATATGTTTAGTGTATAATTTATCTAATGATGCTTCACCTGTAATAGTATATACTAAACCTAATTTATTTTTTATAGCTTGTTTTTCTATTGATTGAACACATAGCTTCATAGCTTTAAAAAGTTTTATCTTGCTTGTTTTTGGATTTGAAAATAAACCATACATAAATCCAAACTTTGCTTTTTTATCAATATATAAGCCAGCTGCACAAATTTTTTCTTTATCACTAACTATTATACCTAAAGGTGGTAGCATCTCTTTAGGAATAGCTAAATCCCATTTTCGATCTTTACACCATTTACTAATAATAGAATAGTCTTTACTTAAATCCCACTTTTTAACTTGCATTTAATGTATTAACATTATGTTCGTCAATAGTATTTTCGTAGCTTTTCCAATTATTAAAAAAATCTTTTTCGTTATTAATTAATTGATCTTGTTCACTTACTTCAAAGTAATCTGTAAATAAAATATTATTAATTAAAATTCTTCTATTTTCTGATCCAAATACATATACAGTATTTAAATCATCGCCTAATGACTTACCATGTTTAGTATCTCTAACTCTTACCCATACACCGTCTTCATTTACCATATGGCTTCCTGAAACTTTGATACCTTTGTAGTCATATAATTCTGTATTTAAAAATCTACCTACAGCAAATACTTTACCGCCTACCGCAACTTTATCTCCTAGATCAACTTGCTCTACTGTTTTAGTAGTTCCATCTAACATTGTAATTAAAGTCCCTTTTAAAAAACAACCACCAGATCCTCCTCCACCACCACTGGCTCCTGGAGCAACTCCACCTGTAGCTAAATCTGCTTTATTTTTTTTACCTTGTACTTCTTCTATTTGTTTATTAAATTCTTCTTTTCTTGCCTCAAATCTTTCTGCTTTTGCTGTATCACCTTTAGCTTTAGCTCTATCAATAGTTCTTTGTATTGTAGATACTCTTTTTCTAGCACCTGCCATTACATTACCTGTTGCAGATGTTCTATTCATACCTGCAAATACATTAGTAGCTGGATTACCTGCTATTCTTTGAGAATCTACATTAGAACCTAATTCACCTCTAGTTTTATAACCTAAAGAAGTTAAAGCATCTTTATTTGATTTATTAAGTGCTACTTGTTGTGGACCTAACAAAGCATCTTCAAATGTTTTTAATCCTTTAGCTACGCCTGACGCTATTTTAACTACTACACTATTTCTAGGATCTAAAATTTTTTTAGCTCCTTCTACAGCAGATTCCATAAAAGATGGTTTAACTTCTGCAGGTTCTATTTTAGTAGGATCAAATCTTGTTTTAAATTTATCAGTATCTGATCTAAATGTTTTTCCTATATCTTCAACTTTTGCACCAGTTAATGTTCCTGTAGGAACTGTTCTAGGTCCTTGTGAAAAGTCTGCTATTTTTGGAGCTGCTTTAATTGTACTTGGAAAACTTGTAGCATATTGCATTTTGTAATCATCAATTACATCACTAGCTTGTTTCATTAAATCTTCAGATTTCTTTAAATTTTCTAAATCTTCTCGTGTACCAGGGCCACTTGCACCCATTACTGAAGTGTCAAATGCTGTAAATTTTTTAGATAAATTATCATAATTTGATTTAGCTTGATTATATGCTTCTTGTGCAAATTGTATATTACTAGATGGTAATGTTTCCATTTTTATAGCACCTTGATTAATATCTGTTCTGTCTATACCAGTATCTTGTTTTGCAAACTTAGTAGCTTCATCTTGAATATTTTGATATTCTTTTGTGCCAGTGTAGTCAAAATCTGTAAAAGTTTGATCTTGACCTCCGCCACCACCACCGCCATCAGAGGTTTGAATTCTTTGACATACACCATCAACTAATTTAAATCCAGGTGGGCATGGATCTGGAGTTGTATCATCATCATCAGTATCTGGTGGAGTATAGGCTGCTTGATCTATCTCAGGTAATTTTAAATCAGGAAGTTTTACAAATCCAACTTCTTTTATTGTGTATGCACCTGTGCTATCTTGCTCTAGTTGAAAAGTTCCACCTCCAACTCTGTTTGGATCAAATGTTTTAATTGTCATAATTAGTTTTGCTCTGTCTGTTCGCCTGTTCTAGGTTGAGTATTTGCCGCACTAAAGCCAGCTTCCCCTGGCATCGGTACATTGCCTGTTCCGATGTTGCCACCTCCAGCTCCTGATGGATCTGTAGGCGAAGCTCCTGTAGGTACGTCTTGAGTTGGCCCCATTTGACTTTGTCCTCCAGCAGGGGCTGTATTGTTTTGATTTCCATTTGCCATTCCCATTATTTGTGCATAGATCGCAGCTTTCTCTGGATCATTAATTAATTGATCTGGATCAATATCTAAAGACTTAGCAATCTCTTTTAAACAAGTATGCCATCTAACAAAAGGTGCAAGTGCAGGATTAGCTGCTGTTTGCATGAATGTCATTAGTCTTTGAGATCTTACTTCTTTCTGCATCAAAGAAGAAGTGCCTTGTGCTTTAATCTCTAGATCACCTATTATATGTGGAGCATCATCATTAAACTGCATATTCCAATGAAACAATGATTGTCCTAGGGGCTTTAATAAATAGTCATCAATATTCTTAACTACTGTTTTAATGCTTAATGCTGCAGCACCCATAAGCATTGACATGCCTGATGCTGTTCTAGTTGTAGATTGTACACCTGTTGCTCCGTGTGAGTATGAAGGTATACCAGTTGCTTCATCAGCTAACTGTCTAAACTTATCAAACATTTGTAAATTCTCGTATGCAGTATTAGGAAATTTTAATCCATGTACTGCTTGTCCTGTTTGACCACTTTGTCTTCTAAATATTTTACCAGGAAATACTTTCATATCTTGACCTGGTACTAGCATAGTTTCATCTACATCAAATACTAAATTACCTGCTAGTGCTAAGTTATCAATAGCCATTCTTGCATGACCATTCATAACCATTTGAGAATCTTCCATATTTTCTGGAATACCAATACCAAAGAATTGATAAGGATTTAATTCGTAAGGACAAACTAAATAAGGTATTCTAACTGGTGTAAATGGATTCTCAACCATTCTTAAAACTTTGTTACCACATATCCAAACATTAACATGTATAACATCTGAATCAGCAGTATAAGATAGCCCACATTCATCTGCAAGCTCTCTATCTATTATACCCCAATATTCTAAAACTTCAAATCTATTTTTATAAATTGTTTGTATATTTTCTCTATCATACAAAGAAGATTCAAATCCTCTTGTCTGATAATTAGGACCCATTTCTAAACATTCCATAACAGCTTGACTATCAAACATAGGTTTATCTGCTAGGTCTTGAAACTGTGCTTTATTGTAAGAGTGTCTTTGAATTACATAATCACAATCATGTATAGTTGTAGCATTTGGATCTGGATAAAAATCCCAACATGATACAGCTTCTATAGATGGTATAGCTTTTGTTTTAGTAGCTTGTACTCTTGTTACATTACCATCCTCATCTTCTGCTGTAGAAAATAAATTATAATCTTTTGTATCTGTAAATGGACCTTTTAAAATACCTGTACCCATTAGTGCCATTTCAAAAAATACATGACGCATAATAGTGATAGCTCTACTTTCTTCAAGCTGATCGTGTATTAGTTTCTCCATTTGTTCTGCAGCCATTCTAGCTGGCTCTATCTGTGGAGCACCTGTATATGATGGGCCTTCTTTAAAACCAAGATTTTCATAATCTTGATTTAAATTTTTCATCAAATCATTTACTGTAGCCCCAGGAGGTATACTAGCACCATCACCAGGAAATCCATAAGGATCTGGCTGTTCTGGTTGCTGTTGATCTTTTGGATCTAAGTGTGCTCTTTCAGCTATATCTTCTGGTACAGATGTAGGTGATACACCTAAAGGAAACTTACCTTGAGAAAATAATACTTCTATTATCTGCCCAAATGAAGCAAGAACTTTTGTCTTTGTAACTTTTACAAATACTCTTGATTTCTCGTTTTCACGAAAAGCAGTTTCTGGTCCGTATAATCCTCTGTAGTTTCTATAAGCCTTTAACCATCTCTTTTCATCGTAGATCTTAGATGTTTCAGCTTGTTGAAAT